AAGTACGGCCGCTGGCCGGCGACCTGCGAGGCCACAACGGGCGGCGGGGGCCGACACATACTGTTCCGGCATGTGGCCGGCTTGCGTTGCGGACCGCTGGCACTTGGCGTAGACCTGAAAACCGACGGCGGTTACATAGTCGTAGCGCCGTCTGTTCATCCTTCCGGTGGCCGATACATGTGGGACGGCACGGACGGAGCCGCCGCGCTGGACCACCTGACCGAGCCCCCCGGCTGGCTGCTGCGCCTCGCGCGCGAGAAGCGCCCGCAGACGGGTTCGACTGCTGCGCCCGGGCGCAAGATCGGCGCGGGGCGACGCAACGTCGAGCTGACGAGCATCGCCGGCGTACTCCGCAGCCGCGGGGCTGGCGAGGCCGAACTGCGCGAGCTGCTCCGGCGGATCAATGACACCTTGTGCGATCCCCCGTTGCGCCCCGATGAGATAGAACGCATTGCCCAATCTGTCTCGCGCTACGAGCCCCGCGCGGAGAACGAGCGCCCCGACAGTCAGCGAGTGTTCGAGCGGCTGGACGAGGGCCGATACCGCATGATGTTGCCCGGCATCGCCAGTGAACTGGAAATCGACCTGTTAAGGCGCGAAGATGGAAACCTGGTTGGAGAGCTAAGCGCCCGCTGCTTCCTACCCGGGAACCGCGGCGTGGACGGGCTGCTTTCGGTAGGCGATTTCAACGTCTCAAGCGTCAGGGCCCGCAGTGAGCGCGCTAAGCTGATTGCCTCAAGGGCGAACACGAAGACCGAAGAGGTTGACTGGCCGGGCATTCTTGAGGATTTCTGCCAACGGGTTCTGCTGGCTGAGCGTGAGGGGGAGCCGGCGGTGGTGCTCGCGGACGTTCCCCTTCCTGAGCCTGACGACGAATGGGAGACGCATGGCTTCCCGCTGCTGAAACATCATCCCACGATTTTGTTCGGGGATGGCGGTTGCGCCAAGTCATACCTTGCCCTGTGGTTCCTTGGCGTCCTTGCCAAACAAGGCATTCACACCCTGTACTGCGATTGGGAACTGGATGAGCGCGAGCACAGACGGCGGCTTGAACTGCTCGGACTTGCCGACCGGCGAGAGATTCGCTATCTGCGCTGCTCGAACCCGCTCACGGTGGAGTGTGAGCGCATCCGCAGGATTGTGCGAGAGTACGGCTGCGAGTACATCACCCTGGACTCCGTACTGCTGGCCTGCGACGGCCCGGCTGAATCAGCCGAGGTGGCCGGGCGGTATTTCCGCGCACTCCGGCGCATCGGAACAGGCAGTCTCAGCATCGCGCACATAGCCAAGGGCGAAGGTGGCGACCAGAAACCGTTCGGAAGCGCGTTCTGGCATAACAGTGCGCGCGCAACTTTCAACATCAAGCGGGCCGACTCCGTGGGCGGAGAAAATACCGTGGAGGTTGCCATCTATCAGCGGAAGGCAAACCTGAGAGCGTTCCGCTCTCCCATAGCGTACTCGCTTCGATTCGAGGATGACCGCACTATCATTCGCCGGGCCGATATCACAGACATTCCCGAACTAGCCGGCAACCTGACAATCCCCCAACGCATGGCTGCACTGCTTCGGCGGGGACCGATGACGACAGCCGAGTTGGCCGAGCGTTTGGAGGTTGAGGAGAGCACGATACGCAGCACTATGACCCGCAGGAGAGGGATCTTCCTGCGGCTGGCCGACGGGCGAATCGCCCTCGCGGATCGAACAGGAGGCAGCGATGCGACTCACTGAAAAGGCGCGCTGCAGGGTGCGCTGCAGTGCGCTGCAGCCCCCCTCAAATTCCCCGCAAGTTGTTGAAAACATAGGTGCGCTGCATGCAGCGCTGCAACCCGCGCTGCAACCCGCGCTGCAGCCCCCCTCAAATTCCCCGCAAGTTGTTGAAAACATAGGTGCGCTGCATGCAGCGCTGCAACCCGCTGCAGTGCATTGCGCTGCACCACCCCCCTTTAGGGGGGTGCAGCGCAACAGCGCAATAGAGAAAATCAACGGGCTGGAACACGTCGGAGCCATCCTGGCCCGACTGGCAGCACAGCATCCGGAGCGGTGGGGATGGCTACTACCACCCACCCCGCCAAAGGATTTTTCGGCGGAGGCCGGCGGCGGGTGGGCCGATTGCGCAAATTCGCTAGCGACAGGTGCGCAAATTATGCGCGATACGACATTCTCTATCGACAACGAGGTGATTCATGACGATTGACCGATTGCGCGCTGCATGGCGCGTACTGACCGGACCGCAAACGGCGGCCCGCAGTGTCCAATGGGACGCCGCACAGCCGGTTTCGCGGCTGAAGGACTGGACGCCGGCGACGGGCGCGCCCAATGCGCCTTGGAGCAATCCTGCGGCGCTGCGGGCGAGGGCCCTGAACGAGTTCGCTAACAACCCGCTGGCCCGCCGGGCCGTGGACGCGCTGGTGAATGCGGCTTGGGGCGGTTCCGGCGTTACTCCCATGTTTGCTGACCGCGGGATTCAACGCTTATGGGAGCGCTGGGCGCGCGGCTGCGATGCTTCGGGGCATCTGGACTGGGTGGGGCTGGGCGCGGCGGTTCTTCAAACCGTGGTGGTGGCCGGGGAGGCGTTCGTGGTCCTTCGGGTGGACGAATCGGCGACGGGCGTACCGCTGAGCCTGCAAGTGTTAGGGCCCGAGTACCTGGACGAGAGCCGGACCGACGACCGCACCTTGGCCGGCATCCGCTATGAGGGCCTGCGCCCGGCAGGATACTGGCTGTTCAAACAGAACCCCACGCTGAGCGGCGCGAACCTCGAATCGGTTTTCGTGCCGGCGGCCGAGTGCTTGCACGTCTACCGCCCGCTTCAGCCGGGGGCGCAACGCGGGCAATCGTGGCTTGCGCCCGTGCTGATTGCCTTGCGCGAGCTTGACGAGTACCTGCAAGCGGCGCTGGTGAGAAGCAAAACCGGCGCGTTGTTTGCGGGCTTTGTGCGGAGCGCTGAGGGCGGTAATCCTCTTACGCAAGCCGGCGCGGTTCCCGCGCTGGAGCCGGGCAGCATGGTACGGCTTCAGCCGGGAGAGGAAGTGGAATTCTCGCAACCGCCGCAGATTGAGACGGCGTTTGATCCGTTCATCCGGGCGCAAATGCGCCGCATCGCCGCGGGGCTGGGCATTCCCTACGAGTTGCTGAGCGGCGATTTGTCGCAAGTGACGTTCGCCAGTGGTCGTGCGGGATTACTCGAGTTCCGGCGGACCGTGGAAGCTATGCAGTACGGGCTGCTGGTCCCCCTGTTCTGCGAGCCTGTGCTGCGCCGCTGGGCCGAGCTGGCGCGCGCCGTAGACGTGCTGCCGGCTGACGCCGACGCGGAGGTGCGCCGCTGGGTTTCGCCGGAGATCGAAATGCTCGACCGACGCGCCGAAGTACTGACTGACCTATTGCGGGTGCGGGCCGGGTTTGCAAGCCGTGCTGAGGTGGTAGGCCGGAGCGGCTGGAGGGCCGAGGACATCGACGCCGAGATCGCCTCGGATAACGCGCGCGCCGACCGTCTGGGCTTGACCCTAGATTCCGACCCGCGCAAGACCACGCAGCAAGGCCAAGCGACGCCGACGGCGGCGGAGGTGGGGCGGTGAGGTTGGGGCCGTCCGATGTCTCCCCGCGGTTTGCCGAGGGGAAATGGGCGGGTGTCTGGCCAGAGGTGCTGGAGTTCGGCGACGTGGTGTACCTGGCGCGCCGGAGCCACAACCGGAGCGACCGCGAGATTGCACAGCAAGAACTGATGCGCCGCTTACGGGCGGCCAAGAAGAGGAGATTCTATGGATCAAGACCTGTTTATCCGAAGTGGGACGTTCGAGGCGTCCACGTTTGACGCCGAGCGGAACACCGTCCACGTGGTGTTTTCGACCGGCGCTGATGTGAAACGCCGCGACATCGAGGGTGAGTATCTGGAGCGCCTCAGCCTGGAGCCCGAGGCAGTGGACTTGAGCCTGCTGCGCGGCGCGCCAGTGCTGAACAACCATGACCGCTACTCCGGGGTGGAGGCCATTCTAGGCGTGGTTGAGAATGCGCAAGTAGATGGCAAGCGCGGCGAGGCCGTGGTGCGGTTCGGCACGCGGCCGGAAGTGCAAGGCATCGTGGCTGACGTGCGCGCGGGCGTGATTCGTAATGTGAGCGTGGGCTACACCGTGGAGCAATGGCAAGAATCGCGGGATAACGGCGCGCGGGTGAAAACCGCCGTGCGCTGGACGCCGCGAGAGATTTCATTCGTACCGCTGGGCGCTGATCCGGCGGCGCAAGTTAGAACACTGGGAGGAACAATGGAAAAGCAAGAACAAAATAGCCTGCAAGTGCAGGCGCGCAATATCGCCGTGGCGCTGGGCCTGCCGGAATCGGCGGCGGATGAGACCGTGGCGAAGCATGACAACCTTGAAGCGGTGCGAGGCGCGCTGATCGCCGAGGCCGCCAAGCGGCAGCCGGCCATTGACGCGCGGCACCCGGCCGTGGTGACCCGCGACGCAAGCGACGGCTTGATCGCCCGCATGGCGGACGGATTGTATTCGCGGATCAACCCGCGGCATGAGCCGAAGGAAGGCCGCGAGTTCGCCTACGCCCGGTTCCCTGAACTGGCGCGGCGGCTGCTGGCCGAACGCGGGCTTTCGACGCTGGGGAGCCCGGCTGAAGTGCTGGCGCGTGCCATGCATACCACGAGTGACTTTTCGGCGCTGCTGGCGGAGGTGTTCAACAAATCGCTGTTCGCGCTGCGGCAATCGCCGAGCCCGATCACTCAGGTATTCCGGCGGGTGACCATGGCCGACTTCCGAGCCCGTCACATTCTGGAAGTGACCGATGGGCCGGCGCTGGAAAAGGTGAACGAAGCCGGCGAGATCACCTTCGGCACCATCGAGGGGCGCGAGTTGGCCAGCTATAGCCTGGCATCCTACGCCAAGGGCTTCAGCATTTCATTCCAAGCCCTGACGAATGACGACGTGGGCGCGCTGAACGACATTGCCGCGAAAATGACTCGAGGGGCGCGGCAGTGGTTCACGGGCTTCTTGGCTGATACCATCATCGCCAACCCGAAGCTGGCCGACGGCAAGGCCGTTTTCCACGCCGACCACAATAATCTGGCGTCCCAAGGCGGCGAGCCCGGCGATGGCACAATCGGTGCGGCCAAGCTGGCCATTCGCAAACAGACCGACGCGAGCGGCAACCCGATTGGGGCGCAACCGCGCTATATCTTGGTTCCGGCGGCGCTGGAAGGCACGGTTGACAAGCTGCTGGCGACTTTGTACCCCACTTCGAGCACCCAAGCCGAGGTTTCCGCGCGGGGGTTGATTCCGGTGGTCGAGCCGCGCTTTGACCTGAAAGGCCACGCGGCGTGGTATTTGTTCTGTGACCCGAGCGACGCGCCTGTGTTCGAGTATGCCGAACTGCAAGGCTACGAAGGGCCGCGCGTGGAATCGCGGCCGGGCTGGAACACGCTGGGAACCGAGTTCCGGGTTGTCTGGCACTGCGGCGCGGGCGCGATTGACCATCGCGGCGCGTTCAAGAACCCGGGGGTATAACCCATGACCCTATCCGAGCTTCAAGAACGCCGTGACGAAATCGTACGAACGCTGGGCGTGGCCAGAGTGCAGTTTGGCGAACGTTCGGTTGAGTACGCCAAGCAGGCGGAGGCGCTTCAGGCGATTGACCGCGAGATAGCGCGGTTGACGCAGCCGGGCGAGGCGAAGGTATTCACGATTCAGACTTCGAGAGGGTTGCAATGAAGAACTACGTTCAGGAAGGCAAAACCATCACTATCACTGCGCCGGCCGCCGTGATGAGCGGCCAATATGTCACTGTGGGCGCGATCCGTGGCGTGGCGGCGTTTGACGCTGCGAGCGGCGAGCCGCTGGAAGTGGCGACCGAGGGCATCTTCACGCTGCCCAAGGTGACTGCTGACAACGTGGCTGCCGGCGACCTGCTGTATTGGAACGGCACGGCTTGTACCAATACCGCCGGAACCGGCAGCAAGCCGCTGGTGGGCGTAGCTATCAAGGCCGCCGGCAACGGCGTCGCGTCTGTGGATGTCTCGCTGGGCGTTCACGGGCTGACCGGACCGGCGTAATCAGCGGTTTTTCGGGGGCCGATCAGCTATCGGGCCGCTTCCCCCGAGCACGGGTTTCGCCCCCTTCCCCGTGCGTCAAAGCGGCGTCCTCCTTGGCCGGCGGCGGTTCACTACTCCTTGCCGCCGCCGGTTTTTTGGTTATGGCAAGACTCCGAATATCGAAAATCACAAAGGACGAAGCCGACCGCCGCAAGGCTGTTGCGCTGGCCGAACTGCGGGAGCTGGAGGTGCGCCAGAAACGCGGCGAGCTGCTGGATGCCGCTGAGGTTCAGAAGCAGTGGGCCGCCGGTCTGGCTGCTCTCAGGGATAGGCTGCTTTCGCTTCCAGACCGCCTAGGAGCGGTTCTCGCGGGTCGGGGCGAGGTAGAGGCGCGGGCCGTGCTGAGAGAGGCCTTAGAAGAAGCGTTACGGAGCATTCATGCCGACGGTTGAGGAAGTGTGGCGGGGCGCGCTGGAGGCG